CTGATGGTCAGCACAACCCTGTGCATCTCTGTTTTGGCAATGGTGGTCAGCTTTATGTTGGGTCTGTGGGCCAAGGAAGTGGACAACGCAGAGATTTTCAAAATGATTTCACCCGCTTTTTCTACTCTTATCGGCGGCATGATTGGGTTCCTGTCTGGTATCAAACTCATGCAAAATGATGAAAAATCTAAATGTAAGGACTGACTATGTTTGATGTATTAAGTGGCGGTATTCTAGGGTCTGTGTTTGGTGGGCTGTTCCGTATGGCCCCCGAAGTGCTAAAGTTCTTTGATAAAAAGAATGAGCGCCAGCATGAACTGTTAATGTTTACACGCCAATGCGAACTGGAAACCCTGCGTGGTCAGCAGAAGTTGGCTGAGATTGGCGCTCAAAGAGAAGCCGCTATTGACGTAGGCGTAATGGATGCGTTTCAGTCTGCCATAGAACAACAAGCCACGATGGTCAAAGCCGCTGGTGGTTGGGCTGCTAGTCTATCCGCTTCCGTCAGGCCAGTCGTAACTTACTGGGTGCTGTTTGTGTGGAGTTTCATCCACGTATGGTTTGCATGGAACGCATGGATCACTGGCGCTCCTCCCGTAGAAGTGTTCAAAATAATGATGTCACCTGACTTCTCAGCCCTGTTAGCTGGGACAATTAACTTCTGGTTCCTTGATCGTACTTTAGCCAAGCGTGGGTTATGAACTTAGAACTAGCCGCAGAGATGTGCAGACGGTTTGAGGGCTTTCGCTCCAAGCCGTATCTTTGCCCTGCCAATGTAGCCACGATTGGCTACGGTTCTACGTATTACGCAGATAAGCGCAAGGTAACTTTAGAAGACCCGCCGATGGATGAGCCTACGGCTAGGGCGCTTTTGATGATTGAGCTTGAGCATACGTACTTGCCCGGTGTTCTGCGTAACTGCCCCGGCCTGATTACAGACGTACGTAAGTGCAACGCCATCGTGGACTTTGCCTACAATTTGGGCACAGGACGCTTGCAAACATCTACGTTAAAGAGGAAAATCAATGCCAATGATTGGGAAGGCGCAAAAGAACAACTGATGCTCTGGACTAAAGGCGGCGGCAAGGTGTTGCCGGGCTTGCTTAAACGGCGCACCGCCGAGTGCGCACTGCTGGACTAAAAATGCCATTACAAAAAATCTTGTTTAAGCCGGGGGTGAATAAAGAAAACACCCGCTACACCACCGAGGGTGGTTGGTATGAGGCCGACAAGGTACGCTTTCGTCAGGGTAATCCCGAAGTAATTGGTGGCTGGAACCGTATTTCTGCTAATACATTTTTAGGTATTTGTAGGTCATTGTGGAACTGGGTTTTGCTTGATGGCAGAAACATTATTGGTGTTGGCACAAACCTAAAGTTTTACTTAGAAAATGGTGGTGCGTATTACGACATCACACCTTTGCGGGCATCTAGCACAATTAATAACAACCCTTTTGTAGCTACAAACGGCTCTGCAGTCATTACGGTAACTGACACAGCACACGGCTCTGCTACAGGAGACTTTGTAACCTTTAGTGGTGCTGTAGGACTGGGTGGCAACATCACCGCAGCGGTGTTAAATGCCAATTATCAAATCACTGTTTTAACTTCTAACACTTACACGTTTACAGCTACGGCCACAGCCAATGCAACGGATGTTTCTGGTTCACCCGGTGGCGGTGCTTCTGTCGTAGCGGCATATGAAATTAGTGTCGGCCCAGCAACACAGATTCCTTTGGTTGGATGGGGTGCAGGTGGATGGGGTCTTGGTACGTGGGGTAATGGTTTAGCCAGCACTTCCGCCCTGCGTTTATGGAGTCAGCAAAACTTTGGTGAAGATCTTGTATTCAACTTCCGCGGCGGTGGCTTGTATTATTGGGAGGCACCATTAACTTCTCGTGGAGTACTGCTTAACACCCTTGGCGGCACGGTAAGCTTTACCAACGCTTCTCCTACCGTTGTAACCTCAACTGTTGCATACACAGCGGGTGCACGGTTGCAGTTCTCAGGTAATTCTTTGCCCACGGGTGTGGCTGCAGCGACCACATTTACTGTAACCGAGGTTAGTGGGCTAACTTTTAAGTTATTGGATAGTTCTAACGTATTGGTCAACACCGCATCTGCAGGCACCGGCGCTGTGTCCTTAATTGTGGATGTGCCCACGGTCGTAAACACTTTAATTGTTTCAGACGCATCACGTTTTATTTTAACTTTTGGCGTGAATGATTACGGCAGTGCGACGCTTGATCCCATGCTGATTCGTTGGTGCGGACAAGAGGATCCTTTTAATTGGACACCTACAGCTACCAATCAAGCAGGAAGTTTGCGGTTGTCTAATGGGTCTGAGATTGTTACCACAGCACAGACAAGGCAAGAGATTGTTGTGTTTACCGATTCAGCGTTGTATTCCTTGCAGTATTTAGGTCCTCCTTTTGTTTGGGGATCTCAGCTTCTTGGTGATGGCATCTCTATTTATGGGCCCAATGCGGTAGCTGTAGCCTCCGGTGTTGTGTACTGGATGGGCATAGATAAGTTCTACAGTTACGACGGCCGTGTGCAAACACTCAACTGTGACCTGCGCCGGTTTATCTTTTCAGACATAAATAAAGAACAAAACCTACAAGTATTTGCGGGTGTCAATGAAGGCTTTAATGAGATATGGTGGTTCTATTGTTCAGAAGCAAGCACCACAATTGACCGCTACGTCATCTACAACTATGTAGAAAAGGTCTGGTACTACGGCACAATGGAACGAACAGCGTGGCTTGATTCAGGTTTGCGTGATTATCCGTTAGCCACTACATATCAGCCTAATAATACGGGCAATATTGTGGAGCACGAAAACGGTCTGAACGACAACGCAACAGGCACTCCAATAGCCCTTAATGCTTATATTTCATCATCGGAACTGGACATAGGTGATGGGCACAACTTTGCATTTGTGTGGCGTGTGTTGCCTGATCTAACGTTTGGAGATTCTACAAATACGCCCGCAGGTGCTGTTCCCGCGGTTACCATGACTTTGTTTGGCTTGTCCAACTCCGGCTCGGGCACTACCAGCAACGCGTCAGCTTCTGTCCTCAAGGGCAGCACATACGTGATAACCGAAGAATTCACTGGTCAGATATTTACACGCATGCGCGGGCGGCAGATGATATTTAAGATTGACTCAAATCAGTTGAACACACAGTGGCAGCTTGGTTCACCGCGTATAGATATTAGACCAGACGGGAGGCGGTAAATGGCTGAACTTAATGTTCGTCCCCCTAATCTGCCTTTGGCTTCCGATGAGTATGACCGCAGGTATCTGGATCAATTAAACAATACCTTGCGTTTGTTTTTTGCCCAGCTTAGTAATCCGGGGGACATGGGCGGCACGTCGTTGAATTTGAACCTAGACACGCTGCCCACGGACGCTGACTTGCCCACTTTACGGTTAGGCGATGTGTACCGAGATACACAAGATGGTGTGCAAGATACCAGTCAAATGCTTCGCATAAAGACGTCTACGTAATACAATTGAACAAAATACCTTTTCCAAGGACCTGATATGGCCACAGCACCCCAAGCCGCAATGGATATGCCCCAAGAGGCAGGCGCAAATCCGTTTGCCGATCCTAATACCATGGCCGTTTACGACCAGATGCGCCAGACGGTGTCACCTAAGGAATTTGGTGATGAGATGCTGGCGGGTGCCGCGCAGATCGACCCTGAGGCCATGGCCCAATTTAGAAATGACTTGAGTCAGATCGATTTGTCACCAGAAGAGCTTGACATGCTTAATAACATGTTGGATGAGATTCTGGCTAACCCAGAGCAGTATGCCGCGGTCCGCGCAAAGTATTTAGAGATGGGTGCACCAGAAGAGTTGTTGCCCGAGCAGTTTGACCCTCAGTTCTTTGCTGCCATGAACATGGCCGTGGATCAATTGATTGCAGAGCCCGCCGGTGTTCAGGCGTTTGCCCAAGGCGGCATTGCGGAGCTTAAGCCTATTGCCAAAGCGATTGCCAGTTATGGCCGCAATGGTGACACCATGTTGGCACACATTACGCCGGCAGAGGCGCGCATGCTGCGCCGCCGTGGTGGCTCAGGCACTATCAACCCTGCTACGGGCCTGCCTGAGTTCTTTTTAAAGAAGGCTTTCAAAAGTCTTGGTAAAGCCGTCAAGAGTTTTGCAAGCAGCACGGTGGGTAAGATTATCACGACCGTGGCCCTTGGTTTCTTCTTAGGCCCTGCTGCAGCTTCTTTTATGGGTGTAACCTCTGCTGCGGGCGTTGCAGCAGTTAGCGGTTTTGTTGGTAGTGCAGGATCTACATTGCTTGGTGGTGGTAGCCTGAAAGATGCATTAAAAGCCGGAGCTATTGGTGGTTTGACTGCTGGTGCTGTTGGCGGAGTTACCCAAGGTTTTGACACTGCTTATGCCGGTCCTACAACAGTAGGCGGTCAGGTAGACAGATTTACGAATGCTATAACCCCTTCGGCACCTGCCTCCGGTATTCAGGCACCCGCTATTGATGCTGCAGGTCAGACAAGGGGTCTTGCACCTACTGATGTTACACAAGCTCCATACAAGCCACTGGAGATGACGGGCACACCATCAAAACCGTTTGATTCATACTTTGGTTCACAACCATCAACTGACGTACTGCGAGATAACATTACGACAAACACGGCTCGCGGAGCATATGGCGCGGAGTTAGCTAGAACCAATCCGGAAGCATTTTATAACCCCAATGTAGCCAATCCTGAAGTATTTTCTGACCCTAGTAGTGCACAAAGCCCATTTACACCTAAAAAGATATCTTTAGTTCCTGCTGCGGATGGAACATTGCAAGTTCCTCCCGGATCAGAGGTTCGTCCCTTTACTGACGCGTCTGGAAGGGCTACGTCAATGGGGACGTTTCCAACGACCTCCCCTATTGATGCGCCTTACGATCCTGCAACAGCAACGCGTGCAGTAGATTATGGATATAAGCCCGGTGGCGAAACCTCGTTCATGGACAAAATAAAGTCCGGGTACAACGAATATTTTTCTCCTTCTAACATTCAAGCCCAAGGCGAGCCCGCGGCTAGAGAAGCAGGAATTGCGGCACAAAAGGCAATGTTGGCACGCACGCCAAACGCCACTCCTGCTATGTTAGACGCCGAATACCTAAGAGCCTCTAAAGCAGCAATGCCCGGCATTGTGTCTACTTATGGACCATTAGCCGCTGCAGGTATTGGCGCTCTAGCCTTAGGCGGCGGATTTAAAGCCGCTCCTGCTCAGCCCTCGGCAATGCGGGATCAGTTGATGAAGCCTGTGACTCAGCGTATTGCTGAAGGCGGAAACCAACGCAATTACTACATCCAGAATCTGCCCGGCGTGAAGTACGACCAATATGGCGCGCCTATTTTTGGCCAGTACGATCCCTTGCCTACGTATGACACAGGCTTGGGCATTGCATCTTTAGCAGGTCCTAGGGGCTACGCTGCAGGTGGTGAAGTAACCGCTGCTAATTTTGATGAAGTAGCATACGCAATAGCGTATCCAGATGTTGCTGCTGAAATTGCTCAAGGTAAATTTAAAAGTGCATATGATCACTATGTACAGTATGGTAAAGCAGAAGGCCGTACCGCTTTTAATAAAACAGAAACTGCAGCCGCATCCGCGGTCAAAGATGAAGCGACTAAAGCAAAACAGGCTGCGGCTCTTGGCACAGTAGCCGCGGCTAAAGCAGCAAAAAAGGCAAGGGGTTCTACAAGTGCCTATGACAATATTAATGCAGGTTTAGCCTTTGATGCACCGGAAGGTTATGCGGCCAGTGCAAGAGCTACGCGTCAAGCAGCTTTTGCTCCCACATTAAATAAATTTATTAATGCCGGAATTGCAAATACAGCAACCTTAGGTAAGGCTTATGCACCTACCGTTGTAAATCAACCCTACAACAATTCTGCGTTGTATTCAAACGTATATAACCCCGTAACAGCGGCTCTTAATTACAATACTACGTCTGCGGTCGCTCCACCGGGTGTTTATATACCACCCGCTTTTGTAGATAATACTGCTGCAATTGAAGCTGAACGTCGCAGGATTGCGGAAGCGGAACGTCTTAGACTTGCTGAGGCTGAACGTCTTAGACTTGCTGAGGCTGAACGTCTTAGACTTGCTGAGGCTGAACGTCTTAGACGTGCTGAGGCTGAACGTGTTCGGCTTGCCGAGGCTGAACGCGCTAGGCTTGGACAACGCAAATATTCTGATCAGGAAATTGTAAATTACTTAACAACTAATCCGGGCCAAACTGATCGTCAGATTGCACAAGCCATGTTTGACTTTAATGTTCGTCCCGATCAAGTTATGCGGGCTACGGGGACAGAAAATCTTGCAGGTACTAATCAAAGTATTGACTTACGTTACGACGTGGCAAGAGCGCCAATTGTGACTGCTCCTCCCGTCGTATCTGCCGCTGAACAGGCTAGACTTGGACAACGTGCATATTCTGATGATGAAGTTAGAAACTGGCTTTTAACTAATCCGGGAAAAACTGATCGTCAGATTGCAGATGCCATGTTTGAGTTTAATGTTCGACCCGATCAAGTTATACGCGCCACGGGCACACAAAACCTTGCAGGCACTGATCAAAGCATTGACTTACGCTATGACAGGGAAAGAGCGGCAGCTCTGGCCGGCCCAGCAAAACTTTTAAACATGGGCGGTATTGCCACACTGGGCACGGGCGGTTATCCTAGGAAAACTGGTCAAATTAATGGTCCGGGGACCGGAACCTCTGATTCAATCCCTGCAATGCTGTCTGACGGCGAATTTGTAATGACTGCCAAAGCTGTTCGTGGCGCAGGCAAGGGCGACAGACGCGCAGGAGCAAAACGCATGTATGCTCTTATGAATCAACTTGAAAAAAACGCAGCACGGGGTTAAAAAATGGCAACAAGTAACGTTTCAGAATCAATTTCCCGAGAAGCGCCGGACATCGAAGAACGCAAAGTAGGGTTGATGGATTCCGCCAAAGCGCGGATTGATGCTGCTAATGCTGCTGCACTAGAAGGTCAGTTTTTAAACCCTGATTTTCAAGTAGCAAGTTTTAGCCCCGACCAACTAAACGCATTGGATTTGGGCAGGCAAGGCATTGGGGCGTATTTGCCTTACATGCAAAATGCCACCAATCAATACCAGATGGCGGGCAACAACGCGCAGCAGGGCGTTAATACCTTGTTGGGGGCAGATACACGAAACCAGTTTGCTGCAGCACAAGCTGCAATGGACCGCTCAGCTACTCCTATTGCAAACATGGGCCAAAGCGCTCAGTTAGCAACACAAGGAGTTAATTTAATTGGCCAAGGCGCTCAGGGCCTTGCTAATGCTCAGGCACAAGCGAATGCTTATTCGCAGGCCAACATGGGTCAGTCCTTGTCTACGTTAGGGCAAGGGGTTGGTGCTTTGACAGGTGCGGGGGACATGTACGACCCAAGCGGTGTACAGAAGTTCATGAACCCGTTTCAACAACAGGTAATTGATAAGGCCCTAGAACAAATCAATCGTCAAGGACAGATGTCCCGTCAAAACCTACAGGGTCAAGCTACGCGTGCCGGTGCGTTTGGGGGCAGTCGTCAAGGGGTGCAGGATGCTGAATTAGAGCGTGCTTTGTCTGAGCAACGCAACTCGGCTATTGTGAGCGGCCTGTCACAGGGATACAACCAAGCGGCTACTCAAGCACAACAGGCGTTTGAACAGGCTCAGAACCGCAAATTAGCACAGGCGCAGGGTTATCAAGGCATTGGTGGTTTGTATGGTCAGCAGGCCGTACAACAGGCTCAGCTTGGTCAAGGCGGTGCAGGTCTTCAGGGCACGTTGTCGGGCCAACTGGCCGGTTTATCGGGTATGTACGGTAACATTGCGGGACAGCAAGCAAACATTTCTGGACAACAAGCACAGCTTGGTCAGTCTTTAGGGCAAGGTATTGGTAATTTGGCGCAAGGACAGTTTGGTATTGGTCAAGCCATGTCACAGGGCCTAGGTTCTTTGGCTGCACAACAGGGTAATTTGGCAACTCAGGGTGCAGCTTTGGGTCAGGCCACACAGGGCATGGGACAGCAGGAAGTCAACTTCTTGTACAACCTTGGTTCTTCTCAACAGAAACAGTTGCAAAGCGAGTTGGATGCTGCGCGTCAAAACGAATTGCAGCAAAACATGCAGCCGTATCAGCAACTGGGTTTCTTGTCCGATATTTACAGGGGTGCGCCGACTTCAAGCATGTCAATCATGCAACAAAGCCAAGCGACACCGAGCCCTTTCCAACAAGTTGCTGGTTTAGGGATAGCAGGACTAAGCGCCGCCGCTGCCGGTTCCCGCGCTGGAATTCTTTAAGGATATATTATGAAGAATGAAATTTTAGAGCGTGCCATGTTTGCGATGCCCTTGTCAAAGGACGCACGCAACTCTGGGATTATGGCGGGGTTTGAGGAAGAGATGCCCGAGGATACGGAAGATGAAGGCATGGAAGAGATGCCTCCTATGGCGCGCACGCCCCAGAATCCCGAGATCCTGATGAATACTTTGCGTGGTGACATGCGTTCACTGGACGCACGATATCAAGAGTTGGCTCAGATGGTGGGTGAAGACGCTGCGATGGAGACGCCTCCTGAAGTGTTAGCCATGCTGCAACCTCAGTTAGCTGCACCGCCGGCCGGCATTGGTGGCTTACCACAGGCTCAGGGCATGATGCCTCCTAATATGGGTATGCCCCCTCCCGGTATGGGCATGCCTCCTGATCAGATGGGCGCTCCTCAACCTGCTCCGGCCATGCCTCAGGGTGGTATTCCCATGCCTGCGGGTATGGAGAGTGCACCCCCTTTTTCCCCGGGGGCTGAAGCCCCTCAAGGCTACGCTTTTGGCGGTATTGTGCGCGGTGCGCAAATGGTGGGTGATAAGTTGGGTCAGTACGGCTCCGCGGCCAACGCTGCGCTTGGCCGTATGTTCATGAACCCTCAAGGTATCTCGCAACCTATTTTAGAAAATGTTCGCGGTCCCGGTGGGCGCTATACGGCTCAACAAATTGTGACCGGCGGAGAAGCACTGACTGCTCCTACCTTTACACAAGGCCTTATGCAAGGCACTGCAAGACTTGCTGATCAATATCCACGTCTGGCTGCAATGACTGCTCCCGCTTTGGGAGCATTGGGCTTGGCTAACGCACCTAGTGGTGGCTCTGGCGGCCCCGGAACTGATATGGCATCTCAGATTCCAAGGGACACGATTGAAGACAGGGTTGCAAACAGTGTATTAAATAAGCCCCCTATTTTGTCAATGGGCTTTGATAAGCCGTTTACAACCACGCGTCCTGATTTAGTTACGATTACTGAAGGACCGCGGCCCACGGCTCCTCCAATGGCCGCAGCAACAACCGCGGCAGAGCAGGCAGCAGTTGACGAACGTCAATTAGCCGCGGCGGACAAAGTGGATACTGATCCATTGGGCACGTTTATTAATCAAAAGCTAAAAGCTTTTGATGAGCGTGCAGCCAAGGGTAAACCCCTGTCTAAGATGGAGCGCATCAAAGCAAGTCAAGCGGAATATGGACCTTTGTTTGAAGAGTTGCTGGGCAGTGATAAAGAGTCTGCAAAGATCAATGCATTGCTCCTCCTGTCCGAGGCAGGTTTAAAACTAGCAAGTTCGGCCAAGCCTACCTTTGCCATGTCAGTTTCTGACGCGTTTGCGGGTGTTCCTCGCGGTATTGCAGCAATCGCTGCACAAGAGCGTGAGTTGGGACTGAAGACTAAGAGTGCTGCCTTGCAGCAAGCCATCAGCGATGTAAGTGCTGAAGATGCCGCCGCTGCTGCAAGACAGAAACTGGTTCTTGAATACACCATGAAAATGGAACTAGAAAAAGCAAAACAAGGCGGCGGAAACGTTATTTACGAAAATGCCGGGGCAGGCGGTCGTATTGGAAAAGATAAAGCAGGAAATTACAAAGGATTTTTTATTGATCCTGAATCTCCAGATTACAAAGACATTGCTGAGAACCCTATCTTGGTCAATAACTTCACCTCTACCAATCCTTTTGCCAAAGATTTAGGAAAAGCTACAACGGTTACTGTGCAATCGTTAAAGAAGCGAGAAGAAATACAAGAGAAGATGAATTTGCTTACGGGTCTAATTGCAAAAGTAGACACAGGCTTAGGCCAAGTAACCAATGCATTTAGTCCGGGAACGTTTGTAAATAATCTTGCAAACAATGTTGTTGTTCCGTTGGTGCCTAATTTTATTTTGCGACCAGACGTGGACCAAGCAGCTACCATTGCTGTTCTTAATAATGTGTTTAGTGACATTACCCGAGGCAATGCAGAAGTGGGCGGAAAACTTTCTGTGCAAGGTGAAAAGTGGGCACGTGAAAATGCTAAAGCTATTAAGGAACCAGCGGGTTTGTTAAAAGACCCAGAACTTGCCGCAAAAGTTTTTGGAACAATAAAAACCGGTTATCTCAATGAATACGCCCAGCTTGCTTCGCAACTGGGCATCGGTACGCGCAATATTGTTGTGGCCACACCGCCTACGGGAACAAAGAATGATCCATTTGTAATACCTTCAGATGCGGCAGGACAACAACAGATGCTAAATTATTTGCGTATTAATTTTGGCGCAGTTGATGATCCTAAAGCTATGATTTATGTGCGTAATCCTGATGGAAAACTAGCGGCTACTCCTGTACAAAATCTTTTCAAGCCCGTAGGACAATAAATGGCCTCGTACATTATTGAAGACTCGCAAGGACGCCCGTTTGATCTCTTTGGCAACACCAAAGAATCAGCAGGTAGGGCAGAGGGCGCTCCCGCTGCACGCGGCCCACGGGCCAAGGCCCCTGACCAAGCAGTTGACGACCCTGTCTCGGGTTTAATAAAACAGGCTTCTTGGGGTCTGAGCGCCGGTCTGTTTGCATTACCTGACTTGGCAGTCAAAGGGATTGGCAAAGGCTTGGGCATGGACGATAAAAACGTCATGACCTTGACAAAGCTGTTTAATCGGGGCGAGACAGCGCCGCGCAATGAGCAAGAGCGTTATGCAAGGGCTATTGCTGAAGGCATTGGTGGTGGTTTGTTGCCTACAGGCGTATTGTCTTTTATTGCACGCGGCCGAGCCATTGCTCCTATTGCAGCGCCTAGTGCGGGCGTTTTCAAACAAATTGCAAACGAAACGCTGGACTTTGTTAAAAAGAATCCCAAGCAAGCCTTCACAATGGATGCTGCGTTTGGCGCGGCTCACGAGACATTGGTTCAGGCAGTAGAAGAAAACATGTCGGACGATGATCCTGAGCGCAAGCAATTCTTTAAAGACTTTATGCCTACGGCCGCGTTGATTGGTGCACCTTTGGCTATTTCAGCACTTAGCCCCACTGCCATGGCATATCGTTTTGGCAGTAAAAAGCTAAGCGGGCTTAATGCCTCGTTAGGTGAACTAGAAAAAGATGCAATCAAGGATCTTCCTTCAGGTTACAAGCTTCCGGTAATTAGCATTGCTCCAAAAATATTTGCTGCAAAAGCCAAAGAAAAACTAATACAAAACTTAGGTGCGGCTGCTGATTCGCCTGAGGGCAGAGCCGCCTTGGCAAAGATGGATGAGATATTTAATGACTATCCACAGTTAGCAGCGGCAGGGTTTAAGCCCAACATTGTTGAACAAACAATGGATCCGATGTTGATGGATAGGGCAGAGAAAGCCATATCAAGTTTGCCAGCAGGTAGTGAAGCGCAAAAACTTTTAATGGCACAGCGAACTACAAACGACGCTGCTTTTGCTTCGCTCTACGACAATTTGACACCTCAAGCAAACATGGAACTGCAGGCTGCTTTGAGCCAAGTTCAGCAACAACGACAGCAGTTGTTTGATTCGTTGGCGGCTAATCGAACAGACGTTACCCAAGATGAACTGACCCGTTTGAGCATGTTCTATGGACCACTCAATCCTGACAAATTAAACGGGGAGCTTCGCGGTATGCTTCAAGCGCAGACTGAGCTTGATGTCAACATGCGCAAAAACATTATGCGCAAACTGGGACTAAGTCAAGGTGTAGATCAAAATGGGTTGCCTCTTCCTGTTCGCGACGAAAAAGGGAAGTCTTTGTTGACTGCCTCTAACATTGAACAACCCGCCGTGGACTTGCTGGGCTACTACGATACGCTGCTCAAGGGCCGTACAACAATGGCCACAGAGATGCGCAGATTTATTACAGGATCTGAGCCCTTGAACACTTTGCGCAAAAACGTTACGGACAAAATTAAAGCCCGTGATGCGATGGAAGCAAAGATGAACGAAGAACTGTTGGTTGACAAATACATGGACGCGCTGCAGGGCACCAAACTGGCAGCAAAGATGAGCGGACCTTTGGCAAAAGACTTTGCAGCGCAAGATAACAAAACTATCCAAGACGTTTTAAAAAATCTTCGTTTGATTCTTAAGCCTAACCCCACTGAAAAAGAGCTTGGTGACATAAAAGCGCTGGGTAGGTCGGCTCAATACAACCCTGATACAGGGGACGTTCGCTTGAGTATGGGCAAAGATGACACCCTTACCATGAACGTAAAATCAATTGCAGAAGATGCAAAACGAATTGCAAACGCAGAAACTGCTGTAGATATCAATATTCCAGAGGCCATTGATTACCTTGAGGCCGCAGCTCGTTTCCGTAATCAAGCATTGGACAAATACAATTCTGTGCTTGCTGGAAGTCGCCAAACCCGTGTTGTAGATGCAGATCAATACCTTGCATTAGGCAACAAAGTTTACGACGACTTTGAAAAAATGATCTTGAACAACGTGCCCCGCTTAAAGCAAGAGCGGGATGCGATGAAAACTGTTTTGGATGATTACCGAAGTGTCTACGAGCAGCGACTGCCTTTGCTTCTTGGAAGAAGATCGAACGAAGGTGGTGCTACTCGTTACTCCGTCCCCAATGAACAAGTATTGTCTGTTGCGTTTAAAAGCGCAGAAGATGTGCGAACCCTTTCCGCGTTGATTGGCAACAACCCAATTGGTTTAAACCTGTTGGAAAAAGGCACATTGAACTGGCTACAGAGCAAAAACATCTTTGACAAAGATGGTTTGATTAGTCCAAAAAAGATTAATGATGTCTTGCAGAAAAACCAAAACATTGTTTCTGTTTTGCCTAAACAAGTTCAAGATACGTTACGCAATGAAGCAGACACAGCAGTGAACGTGTCCCGTCGTTTAGCTGAAATAAAGCAACAAGAAGTTATTGCACAAGACGTTGAGTTCGATAACTTTCTAACCAAGGTGCTGCGCCCGGGAACTGACAATGAAATTGTTTTAAAACAAGCCTTGTCTAGTCCAATTGAAATGAGCAAGCTGGTCAGTGCCGTTAAAGGTGATCCAGACAAGTTGGCTGCTCTGCGACGTGCTGTGTTTGATATTTCTAAAGAAGGTT